CGGGATCAATATTTCCCATCGTCAAAAAATCTTTTATTTTTTTGACACGGTTAAATTCAAACTCTCGCCAACCAGCACTATCACGAGGAATTACACGACCTGTATCGTATTCAAAATCTTCGTCCATTACCTATTACTTATAATGTACTGAACGATGATTTCACTTAAACGCTCACCTAAATCTTCACCATCATTGATAACATGCAGTTCATTGAAAGCACGATCTTTATGATCATCATAACGATGAAACTCTACAATATATCCACCATTAGCAATATGTAGTTTCATATTGATACCATTGGCATCAATTTTGCTTGAACTTAATGATCTTGGATTAGAATCAGTATAAATCAAGTTGTGCTGTGCTTTTTGTTCTGCTTCCCAAGCCTTCTTTGCTTGCTTTTGAAACCATTTATCAAACCAGCGCATCATTGGAATTTCCTTTCAATATCATCTTCATCACATGCCTCGCCATATTGTGTTTCAATAATAACTAGTGGTTCCTTACCAATGTTTACAACTTGGTGCCAATTACCAACAGGAATTGAAACAGTTTCGCCTACCTGTAAGATTTTAGTGTGATCATTGTCTACGGCACCATTATAATTTTTTACAACTCTGGCAACACCACTTTGAACTACCCAAAATTCACTGCGTTTACTATGTTTTTGATAACTTAAGCAATGACTTGGCTTTACAACAAGTTCTTTTACTTTTACATTTTCAGTATCATATAGCACTGTAAAATACCCCCAGATACGTTCTTCAATATTTTCATTCATGTTTCTATTCCTAATTTTTTTAATAATTTTGGTGGATGTAAACTTAGATAATGATTTAAAAAATCTATATTATCTTGCGTAATATCACAACCAAATTTTTTTAATACTATTTCTAAACCTTCTGGCGTCAATAAATCTTGAAATTTTACAATTTCATCAGCATATTTCATAGAATTTTTTACATCATTATAATATAAATCTTTGTTGTCTGATAGTACTTGTTTTACTTTTGAAAAGAAAAATTTATATGAAATTTCTTTATTATAAAACCAAAAAGATTTCTTATACCAAGATAATTTAATTTGTGAACGAAGATCAGTGTAAACTAAAATTTTTTTACCTGGCAAACTAAACCAACAATCTAATGTATTAACGTTATAAAAAATTTTATTATTAAATTTTTTATATTTCAATGTAAAATCGTTATCTATATGAATTTCTGTTTCTTTCCAGCGATCTGGGTTGTTTATATCAAAAATATAGTTTCTTATTTCTTGAAAAGATGATTTTTTTGTTCCTCTTTTAAAGATGCAAATAAATTTTTTAGTTATTAGAAGTTGGTGTAAGAAATACATTCCACCGCAACCGCCATAATGAAATATATTTAAATCTTCATTAATCATTATACTTTTCTCTTTGCATAGGTAGTTTCATTGCAGCAAATGCCGCTGCTTCATTATTATTAAATTGTATATGAACCTTGTCTAAACCGCAAGTTAAAAATGTAAAATCTACATTATATCTATAACCTGCCTCGCCCATCGCATTGCAGATAATACAAGCAGCCTCTACATCCTGATAGTTGGCGTTGAGTGCACCGCCTTCTAAATAATCACCTGGATCAATCATATAACTGTTTGATGGTTGTCGTTGAGTCAGTGCTTTGCTTGGAAATTCAAGTATTAAGGGTTTTTTTGACATACATACGCCAACATAAAAAAACTTACATTTTCTTCGTCTGCAAACATAACAGGCAATTCTTGTCCATTATCTAATTGAAGAAAAACATAATCTTGTCCATTTCGCAATCCATAACGATTAAAAATATCTTTTAATTGTTGCATTGCTATATTTCGTTTATTCCACAAATTATATCTAGCCGCACCTTTTAATTTTGCAAGAGGAAATCTTGCAATTTTATTTTCATCTTTATTGTAAAATGAAACATCTAGGTTTGGCACTGGCAATAGTCCGTTAATTAGTGAGCGGTTCCATAAGACTTTTCAACAAAAAGTCGTTCATCAATATCCCAATTATTAGGGATTTTTTCACCACGCCGAACTCGTTCAAATTGCGAGTATGCATGAGTGCTACGCTTATAAAGGTCTGCCTCATTAAAGGCAAAGCCATATTCTACACAAAAAGCCTTGAAATTTTCAAGGTCGTTAAAAACACGATTTACGTTTTGGTTCTTAATCATTATTATTTCCGTTATATTAGAGGTTAATATTAATATGGACTTGCCAGTGCCATAGTCTTTATATTAGTCTACTTTTTTGTTATTGTCAAGTAATTTGTTATAATGGTCAATTGCGGCTTGTAATTTAGGGATATCTTTTTTATCTACGATCACATCATCCCAAACCAAATCTGCACCAAAAATATACTTTAATGCAGCCCATACTCGTTTGCGAAATGGACGGTAATTTACAGCCTGTATATTAACAATAAAGTCTGGTGTATAAGGCATATCATTGCCCCAATCAAAAACTTGGACAACAATGGTATGCTCAGCACTGCTACATTCGCAAGAGAGAAATACCTTAAGGTCATCGTGCTTTACTGTTATATCCTCAACATTGCTCATTATTTTGCCTTTTATGAATTTGCTGGAATTAAGTATTCATACTTAATCAATCCACTATCCACTGTAATCTTAGCTACACCATCATCGCTGAACTGAATGTTCTTGTCACCTTGTAAATTAAGGATGCTGATAAACAAACCAACTGGCCATGACCATCCTTTGGTCAAGGTTCCTGTTACTTCACTTTGGAATACAAAGTTGCCAGCATGAGTTGAAACATCGCCAAAGAAGAACTTTAAGTTTGTTCCTTCTGTCTTGGCAACGAATGACTTTTCTTCACTATTTGCTTGTGCTTGGAACTTCAATCGCTGAATGTTGGCGACACTTGGTTCCATTGTAATATTCCAATTTGCGCCACGAAACTTAACAGTCTTCAATTTCTCGTTAATAACTTCGGTAGTCATAAAACGATAATCATTCTTAAAGTCGCCACCTGCATTTTCAAAATGAATACTAGCAGGTGTATTGACGCCATTGCGTTGTTCACGCTTGATTTCAATGGTTGCATCCTTTGCATATTCTGGAATGTTGAGAATAGTATTCAACTTACTCAAATTTGGCATACCAAATACGCCAGCAAAATCTGGATTTACTTCGTTGAACTTGGCATTTAAGATAAGTTTACGGTCTTCACTTACGCTTTCAATCTTAGTTTCATTGTCATCACCAGTAATCTTGATAATATCAATAGCACCAGTTGCAAGAGTATGATGAATAATATCCGTTAAAAAGTCTTTCATTAAATTTTTCCTTTGTTGATTATAATATCAAATTTTAGATTAGGTGTCAATAATTTCTGCCCAAGCACCGCTAATTTTATTACGTGGTTTTGGTGGATTGTTGCCTTTTTGCATCACAATATAACTGCTTCGCACAGGTTGTAAGCTGTAATTTACCAATACAAACCCAAGTTTTTCTAATTCAGTGATTAAAAAGTGATAATCTAAACAACTATATTGATAATTTATTGCTGCAAGCTGTGCCCATGGCTGATCATATGGCATAAAGTTAAAAACAAATTTACCCCCATCATAAAGAAGATGATAGTTTTTCTTGGCAATTTCAATAATATAATCTTCATTTGATGAGAAAAATTCATTAAAACAATAAACTAAACCAAAGCTATCATGCGGTAAATCGATAACATTGTTATCTGCTATCTCATATTTTCTTAATCTGCGTGTTGCATAAAATTCATTATTAAGCGAAGCAGATGCATCTATGCAGATATCCATATATCGGTCAGCAATATAAAGTGGCTCTGATGCAACTACATATGGCAAAAATTGTCCTGTGCCTGGAAATAATTCTAATACTGGTATATTATTGCCAATATAAGGCGCAAGGATACCAGATAATTTCTCAATATCATATTCATTAAAAAAATTTGCTTTAACAAATTCTTTTCTTGTTTCTAAGGTTTGATTTTTTAATTTCAACATTCTAACACTGTTTAAATCTTTGAAAACAGTTCGTTGTTGATCTAGTTGACTTTCTAAATTTTTAACAAGTTTATCATAACAATCGACTGCTTCTGTAAAAACATCGGCTTGTTCACGAAATCTTCTTTCGGCAAGTTTCAAATTGTTAAGATGAAACTGGGTCTCAAATATATCCATTATTCAATCTCAAATAAACTTGTAAAAGTGTTAGTTATATTAGTTGCATTAGTGATATCCCAATCTAACACATCTAATAAGTTTTCTACCTTTTGTGTTACAATAGTATCTTCCATTTCTTGCTGAGCAAATGGCAAATCTTTAAACCACTGTGGAATACGAGATTCATCAGTTGGATAGCCAATACTGGTTAATCCAAGTGGATTATCTCGCAACTTACAAACAATTGTTTTCATACCATCTGTAATCTCAATACTGCGAGAATCACTGTGCATTCTACGAAGATTATTCCAGTTAATTGCCGCACGAACATGGCCTGGCATATTAGCCTTTCCTTGTTTCTTTTCTAACGCACCATAATAAGTTAGCTTATTAACTCGTTTTGGCGTTCCCTTTTCCCAACTAGGTAGGTTTTTAAAAGTATATTTGAATTCACGAACTTCTTCGATGATTTGTTCACGTTCGGCACCATCAAGAACTTTCTTTAAAATATCAGATAAAAAGTCTTGAACAAGTTTTGGAGTATCGCTGCGTTTCAGGTCAAGACCCATTGCTTTAACTTTGCCTGTCTTGCCTTCAATATCAAGTCGTTTGTTTTCAAGATCATAGATAAGAACAGCATAACGTTTTTTAGTAATAAACAATCCACGAGATGCTACAAGTTCACGACCGCCCTTGATGATAGCACCAAGTTCTGGCGTAGTATGAAATGCTTCATACATAAACTTTGGAAAGGTCATATTAACCTGTTCGCCAATACTGTCATATAATTGAACGCAGATTTCCTTGTTCCATTCCATGCGACCTGCGGCAACCTCGCCTTTAATGGCTGGCCACGCAGAAAAGTAAACAGAATCAGTATCGCCATAGATAATGCTTTCGCCAACATGGTCGTATGTTCCCATAATCAACTGATTAACTGTGGCATCCATATGCTTTGCAATCGTGCGACCACATAATGTGGTGCTTTGTCCAATACGTTGGTCAAAGAAGCGACAACCTGCGTTAAGAATAGCGCCATATAGTGAGTTCAAGTTAATCTTCTTAACCAACTGACGCTTATCCCAAAACGCAATTTCTTTTGGGTCTTTGGCTTCTTTCTTTTTAGCTTGTAATTCTTTACGCTCAGCATACCAACGCTCTAGCAAACTTGGAATTACGCCCTGATGTTCAAGGTTAAAGATAGTTCCATTCGCACTTAATGCCCATGGAGCATAGTTGTCAAAAATCATATCAAATATTTCTGCAGCACTGTAAACTTCACTTTTGCCATTCGTCCAGTCAATGGTAATTTCAGTGCCAATATCTCGGCGCATAACTGCTTCGTATTCTAGGGAAGCAAACAATCCTTCCCATGCAGCAGCAAATGACTTACCATCATCCATTTTTTCTTTAATATAATTGTCAGTCATAACAGGACGCAATTGCCCTACAACTGTTTCTGGCCCCATGTTAAGAGCACGAATAACCGATGGATATAGTGAGTTAATATCGATTGCGCCAATCCAATCATGCAAACCTTTTTTAGGATATGCAACATAAGCACCTGCAACTTGTGTATTGATTTCATCACTGCGTGGACGACGATTAGGAACTACTAAACCACGACGATGTGCTTCATTAATAATTGCCTGATCTGTTACTGCAACTGCACCCATTGTAGTTTGCAACAACACGGTGTTATCATGAGCAATTTCGTTTGCCAAATCAAGAAAACGTAGTTTCTTATCTAGTTTATTAAGAAGCGCAACGTCCTGACGAGAATATTGAATAAATGTTTCATAATCACGATTATATAACTGGTCAAGACTGCCTTCATATGCCGTTTTACGCTCATTCAATTCATATTCGCCAATAGCATCTAAGCTATATGAATGACGTTCTTCATAGGTATATTTTTGATACAGCAACATATAATCTAGATGGACACGACCAACTAAATCATAAGTGTGGCTAGTTTTGCCATACTTTTCATATTCTCGTTCTTTAGGATATTGATCCCATAAACAAAAACGACGAGTGTCGTCTTTGCTCAATACACGAGCAACACGGTTAACAGTATAGGGAATATCAAAACCTTCGCTGTTCCATCCACTTAACACATCAGCATCATCGATTAGTTCTAAGAATGTAAGAAGTAAATCACTTTCCTTTTCAAAGATAAAAGTATTTTCAAATTTGGCTGCAACTGCATTTGCCTCATCCATTGTCATGGTCTTTGGCGGCAATGCAAGCGTTATTAACTGGTCTAACCAGTCAAGATATACTGTAATAGCAGTAATCTTGGTGAATGGATCATCGGGGGTGCTGTATCCACGGACACTATCAAAGTCCGTCTCAATATCGAAAAAGGCTGTTTGTAGCTGTGGCGAATCTTTGCCTAGATAATTTTCTGCCAAACAACGAAATGTTTGGTTTACATCTGCCTCAAATAATTGTTTGCCACTATGTATTGAAAGTTCTTTACGAAAATCACGACTACTGCGGCAACTTACACGACGAACAGGAGTATCATAGATACTCTTGAAACTCCCGTTCTCGTCTGCATAATAGAATACATAATTTATCGGATAGTCTTTATAGATGCGTTTACCATCTACTCGTTCTACAACGAATACTTTTTCGTTCTTTCGGTCAAGTAGTGCATCTACATATGCCATTATTGTTCGTTATCCAAGTTGTTAGTGCTATTCAAGATGCTTTCAATGATATCAAGGTCTTCACGAGCCTTGTCAAAGTCACGCTTCTGTGCCATCTTAATTGCCTTTTTAAGGATAGATGGTTTAATATTCATTTCTTCTGCGATAGCACTAATGGTATCATTGAGTCCACCTGTTAATACTTCTACCTCAGTCATCACTGAGATACTTTCTGTCATCAATTGTTTAAGTTTTGTGCGTTCCTCTGCACTAAAATTCCTAGTCGCCACTTTTTTCTCCTTGCTTGTAAAGTTCTAATA